GGGGCAAAGGTGTGGATCGAGACCACGAATGGAGTGAGGGTCCTCTGAAGACACTTGCACGCACCGTCAAGCGTGGAGTTAGTGCGGGAGAACCTCTCCCCTCCCCGTGGCCGGTCTTCGACGAGAAGAAGATGCACCTCCGTCGAGGTAGCATCACCATGGTGGCCGGACCTCCCGGCTCTATGAAGACAGTGCTCACCCTCAACATGGTGAAGAACATCGGAGTCCCCACGCTGTACCACAGCTCGGACTCGGACGACTTCACCATGGCGAGCCGGTCGCTCAGCATGCTGACCGGCACAGCCACCGATGAGACAGAGCTGTGGGTCATGACCAACAAGCAGCTCGCTCACGACACGCTCAAGGACATGGACTTCGTTCGCTGGTCGTTCATGTCCAGCCCCACGCTCGAACACATGGAGCGCGAGGCTGATGCGTTCTTCGAGCTGAAGGGTGAGTACCCTCACCTGACGGTGATCGACATCATGATGGACATCAACTACGAGGGTGCCGGTGAGCAGAACTACTGGGCCCTCATGGCTGAGCTGAAGGATATGGCCCGTGAGCAAGAGACCGCTATCCTGGTGGTGCATCATACTTCTGAGTCCGCGAAGGCGGGTAGCCCTCCACCTCGTAGTGCCATCATGGGCAAGGCGAATCAGCTCCCCACGCTCATCCTCACTCTGTGGGGTGACGCTCATGCTGGAACACTGGACGTGGCGACAGTCAAGAATCGGTTTGGTCCTCAAGATCCGATGGCGCGGAACGGAACGTTCAAGATGAGCGCACAGCCTGCGCTCTGCTTGATCGAAGAGATGGAGCAGCCACCTCCCCCGCTGTTCTTGGATGGGCCACACGTGGCCCAGGAAGACAAGGTGAACGTATGGGACGACTGATCAAGCGGCTGCTGCGAGAGAACTGCCCGGTGTGCGGGCAGCCCCACCCCTGCCGGTGCTGGCGATGAGATGCAAGGACTGCGGGTCGACAACGCGTAAGCTGAGTCGGCCCGGTCCACGCTGTGCCACCTGCCATCGGGCCGCCAAGACGGCCCGTAAAGAGGCCGCCTGGGCTGCGGGAATCATGGCCCGGTACGGAATCACCCCGGAGCAATACTGGGCGCTCTACGAGGCACAAGGCGGCGTGTGCTACATATGCCAGCGGGCGACAGGCAAGACCAAGAGGCTGTCCGTCGACCACGATCACGCCACCGGCTACGTCCGGGGGCTCCTATGCGGGCCCGATAACAAAATACTGGGCCACATGAGGGACGACCCGGACATGGCCCGACGTGTAGCCTCCTACCTGGAGGCTCCTCCAGCGCACAACATCATCGGAAAGGTGAAGGCACCATGAGCCACAGCATCGAAGAGTTCGAGGATGACCTGGAAGCCGTCCTGGTGGGACGGCGTATCGTGAGCGCCGAGGAGGTCATGGGCGCCTGGAGGACCGGCCGGGAGTATAATCCGAGGGCGCCGTACCTCAAGCTGACGCTGGACAACGGCGCCGTGGTCGAGGTCGAGGACAGCTCGGAGTGCTGCGCCTGGGCCGAGGTCTCCTCGTTCTTCCTCGACCCCGCCTCCGTCGATCACGTCATCACGTCGGTCACCTCGAACGAGGGCTACACCGAGTTCTTCGTGCTCGCCGACATGAACCAGGTGCTGAAGCTGAACACGTCGTGGTCGGAGGGCTCGGGCTACTACAGCTACGGACTGACCGTGAGGCTCGTGAAGTGATCGAGTTCACCGACGAGGAGCTGGAGCAGGTTCATTCTGTGCTGTACGATGAGGCGTACTACGGAGACGACGAGGTCGTCTACGGTAACGGACCCAGCCAGGTTGCACTCCGCACCGCACTAGCGAAGGTGGAAGATGAGGCGAAGAGGCGACGGCTCTGATGCCGAGTTCCCGATCTTCCCGATCGGACCAGTCCTTGAGGCATTTGGTGGACAGCCTGTGGTTGAGGGCCTCGGATGGAGGCCCTACCGCTGCCCGTTCCACCCCGACTCAGACGCTAGCGGGTCGGTCAACACGACGACCCAGGTCTTCAACTGCCACGCAGCAGACTGCCCGAAGGGCAACGCAGTCCAGGTCCTCATGAAGCACGAAGGGTTGACGTATGCCGAAGCTCTCCAGAGAGCAGCGGAAATATCTGGAGCGAGCGTGGGAAACGTACGCTCCACATCTGGGCGAGGCCGAGGGCTGGCTAGAGGCCCGAGGAATCAGCCTCAAGGCAGCGGAAAGCGCTGGGCTCGGCGTCGTTCGTAGCCCCCTGCCGGGGCACGAACACCTCGAAGGCAGGCTGGCGATCCCGTACCTGACGGACGCCGGTCCGATCAACATCAACTTCAGGTGCATACAGGACCACAACTGCAAGACGATCCCCGACCACTCCAAGTACATGAAGCGGAAGGGTTCGCCGACCAACCTGTACGGTGTGCAGTCGGTGGCCTGGGCCGACGACTGGATCGTGGCTTGCGAGGGTGAGCTGGACGCCCTGGTCTGGCACATGATCGGCGTCCCGGCCATCGCCGTGCCGGGCGCCAAGAACTGGGAGGTCCACTGGGCCAACGTCTTCGAAGACTTCTCCCGCGTCTACCTTGCCGAGGACGGTGACACCGCAGGCAAGGAACTGTGGATGCGCATGACCGAAGAGATCGACCAGTCCAACACGCTGGTCGTTCGCATGCGGATGCCGGACGGCGAGGACTCTGGTAGCATGTACCTCAAGAACGGCAAGGACTACCTGCTCGGAAGGATCAAGAAGTGAACGTGTTCGTCATCATCAACGAGTGGACCGACATCGCGGGGAACACTTCGTCGGAGATTGTCGGAGCGACCTGGTTCCCCTCCGAGTCGGATGCGTGGGATGCGCTCTCGCTCATCGCCGAGTCGGTGGACGAGGAGCTCCACCCCGGCTCAACCTCGTTCGTGTCGGAGAGTGACCCGCACCTTGAGTTCCAGGAGTACTACATCCAAGAGTTGACTAAGGGCTGAGAGAAGGGTAAGCTAGAGCTATGGCACTGTTTCGACGCAAGACCGACGACCTGAACAACAAGCCGTTCGACCCGAACGCTGATCCGCAGACCAAGGCGGACGAGTTCGACCGTCAGTACAACGGCAACCGCAAGTACACCAACACCCCCAACGCCGACAAGGCGGGGGTCGAGAAGCCGAAGGGTAGGCATCGCCGGAAGTGAAGGACAAGCTCGGCACTGAGATCGAGGTCGGCGACATCGTCGTGTCGGCCGCGTCTCGCGACGGCGGCCACCTCCGAGTTGGTAAGGTGGTGGGCTTCGGCCCCAAGTCTGGGGTACCCACCGTCATCTCGAAGACCAAGAAGTACGACCACAAGCAGCACAAGTACGTGGACAGATGGCGGCGCGGTCCGGCCGGTTCCGGCATCATCGTCCTCGCTAAGGCTATCGCCCTCGATATCCCGTACGGCCTCGCCGACGAGATCTTCCGTGACTACGACCTGGAGGTTCCCGAATGAACCACAACTGTACGAACCCGCCGCACTTCCCTCCGCACTGCGGCTGCCCGGCTGGCTAGAAGGAGAAGCCCGTGGACTACACCGAGAAGATCAAGGCAGGCCTGCTCCTGTGGCTCAAGGATGTTCATGGCATCGACGCCTACTGGGCTGAGCTGAGCGAGTCCGAGGTCGAGCGAGGTTACTACGATGGCTGCGAGACCTGCGGCTACGGGGGAGACGATGACACCATCGTCACCCGTGTGACGTACGCCTCGCAGGGCGTGCGCTTCCGCCAGAACGTCGAGATCAAGGGGACCTCGATCGACTTCCTTCCCGAACTCCTGAAGTACATCGATCGTGTCGCGACCGACGTGGGATGAGTTCTTCAGCGGGCTAGCCAAATACTGGTCCACGATGTCAACGTGCTCCCGCCGTCAGGTGGGAGCCGTTGTCGTCCAAGAACGAAAGGTGATCGGCAATGGATTCAACGGAGTGGCTAGTAAGAAGCTACACTGTAGTGACGGTGGTTGCCCCAGGGGGCAGCTCAGTTACGAGGACGTACCCGCAGGAGCCGATTACAATCAGTTCCCCTGTCTCGCCCTTCACGCTGAGCACAATGCGATTCTTCAAGCAGGCTTGGCAGCGTGTCGCGGAGCAACTCTATACGTCACTGCCGAGCCCTGCCAGCAGTGCACCAACCTCATCGAACACGCAGGAATAGGGAGGGTCGTTGTCCTACCGAGTGAAGTACCTGACGCCTGAAGGCTGGAACTTCGGTCCCGAGTTCGCCAACCAGTCCAACGCCGACTTCGAGTACGACGAGGCGACCAAGTACTACAAGTTCGTGCAGCTCGTGCATAGCGAGACCGTGACCAGCGAGACCGTGATCCGGGAGGCGCAGCAGTGAAGGTGTTTCTGATCGGCAAGACCCAGGTGGACCTGTTCCCCTTCCAGGGGGACAGCACCCACCACATGCCGGGCAAGGCGTCCGGCTCTGAGTTCGAGAAGCGGGTACACCAGACCGCCGTCTACTCGAAGGGGCAGTCTGGGCAGGAGCTGATCGAGTTCGCCGGTCGGCTGTGCTACGAGTCGTTCGACCTGCCCAACGAGAAGACCAAGACGAACCCTGGCTACGTCCGGAACATCGTCAGCCTCGGCCACGAGAGCGTGCTTGAGCACGTCTCGGTCACGTTCTACGTCGAGGGCGTCAGCCGCAACCTCACCCACGAGCTGATCCGGCATCGACACCTCAGCTTCTCCGAGCTCAGCCAGCGGTACGTAGACATGGCGGAGGCGAACTGGGTTACTCCCCCCGCCTTCCTTGAGGCGCAGCCGGATCTTCCGGAGATCGCCCCGCTGAGCCCCACCCACGCCCGGGACTACAAGGCGAACGTCCAGATCCTCGAAGAAGATCACGGCATCACCGGGAAGGCGGCCCGACAGGCCGCCCGCTACACCCTGCCGTCGGGGATGGAGACGAAGATCGTGGTGTCCGGTAACCTGCGAGCGTGGCGTGACGTGCTGAAGAAGCGGCTCAGCAAGCATGCCGACGCCGAGATGCAGTTGTTCGCCAAGCAGATCCGAGCTATACTGGGAGAGGAGTATCCTGATGTCTTCGCCGACATCGAGTTTGATGGGGAATGAGAAGAGTCCTAGTCCACCGAGGCCGGAACAACCAAGGCCCACTGGTCCTGCGGATCGAGTCATGGGAGGTTCGTGATGGGAAAGAAGTACGACGCCTACGAGAAGGCGGTGCAGGCGGAGAACGCAAGCAAGGCTCGCTGGATTCTGGAGCCGACCGACCAGAACCGGCGTGACGCCGAACAGGCGGAGCGTGCAGCCAACGACACGTTCCAGCAGATGCTGGAAGATCCTGAGGGCTGAAACGCAAAAAAGCCCCCGGCCTTAGGGCCGGGGGTTCTCTCTTGTCTTACTTGGACTGGCCGAGGCCAGCGCCGTTGCCACCACTGACGTAGCCAGCGAGGGCACCCTTGACGAGGGACAGTGCAGCCGCAGCCGCAGCGATCCCTGCATCCTTGGCGGTGGACAGGTCGGCGACGCTGAACGTCGCCAGGAACGTGAACGCCGCAGTCGCAGCAACGCGCTCGGACAGGTCGATCAGATACTTACGCATTGTTCCTCGTCTTTCCTTTGATGGCGGGGGATATCTTGGACGGCAGGGCTGCGCCCTGCTTACCCGAGTGCTCTGCGAACTTCTTCGCCACCTCGGGCTTCTTTGCATACAGATACTTACGCTGTGACTCTGACACGAAGGGCATGACGTGACCACTCTCATCGAGGCTAGGTTGAAGGACTTCATCGATCACGTCCGCGAGGACGCACCGAGCGGGGGACGGTGGGCACTACCTGACGGCGATCGCCTGCCCCTGGGTGGGCCGCCCCTCGTTGTGGGGCTGGCCCGCTTCCAGTCTTACCGTGCTCGCACCGAAGCCGCGCTGGTTCAGGAGCTGCTCGACTGGGTGGAGACGGAGAACATCGGGGTGATCAACTTCAACGTGAACCCCGACGACACCGTTATCCTGTGGTGAGGTAACGGTCACGCAGTCGCTGGATAGCGACAGCGGTATCCTCGGTAACCAAGCCGGTTGCCGGGATGCCCATCGCATACTGTAGGCCCTTGATGTGGTTGACCGTAACGTCGTCGAGGACGCCGGTCTCAGGGCAGGACAGTGTGCGTTGGATATCTCGGACAGTATCAGCCCCGTACACCGAGATCGGTGACGGCGGCTGCGGTATGTACCACGACGGTACCACGTCGGGAATGTCGTGGCTTAGGTGCTCGGTCATGCTCCCACCTTGCTTGCGATTCTGTCGACGGTGTCCTGCACCCTGGTAACCTTGGCGCTAACCTCATCGACGTCAGCCCTTTGAGTTACCAGCTCTTCCAGCACGGTGACCCGGGAGCGGAGCTCGTAGATCTCCAGCTCTCGCTCATCCTTATCACCTTTAAGTGATTCTATCTGAGCCTGAAGCATCTCGACTGTGTCGGCTGCGATCTGGCTCACCGTGTTGCGGCCGGTCAGACGGCCGCCTATGAAGCCACCAGCACCCATACCGACCGATGTCGCGATCGCTCCGATGTAACTCAGGTCCATCTCCCCACCCCTTATGTAGATTCGGCCACGGTCCGCAGCACCACGGTTAGATAGCCGCCAAGCGCGGACCCCCCAGGCCCGGGCGGTGCTAGCTGCGTGAACTTCCAGTCGTCGATCACAACCAGCGTCGACAGGTTCTCCATCAGGTCTTGGAACACCACCACATCCCCCGCTCTGGCGAGGCTCTTGAAAGCCTCGAAGCGGGAGCGAGCGTAGCCGTCCGTCCCCATCCGCTGGTTGCCCTTATCCTTCTCCTCATCGAACAGAAGGAACGTATGCTGGATCATCCGCTGTCGGATAGATCCGGGCAGCGACTTAACCTGCCATCCGTTAAGGATGGCTCCCTGCGTGGTGTCGCTCTGGCTGCGGTAGAAGTCTATCCTCAGCTTGATCCAGGGCTGCGGCCCAGCAGGCTGGCTGATCGTCATGTCGCTCGTGCCCGGGTTCAAGCCCGGGCCGTACAGCACCGACGGATAGGTGTTACCGCTGACGTCGATCACGCTCGCCTGAATGTTCCCCGCTAGCGGGTTGGGCGTAGAGATCGACATGAACTTGTATAGCTTCGGCTCTTCGGTGTTGAACCGGATTCGGCCGCTGCGAAGGTAGCCTGTCGGGTACAGCACCGCAGGGTCCTGAATCCACAGCGAGTTGGAGCTGAAGGCGATGGCCAGCCTGTTGCTGGCCCCGAACACGGTCACACTGTTAGCCCTGGAGGTCACGCCAGGGGCGTAGATGTCGCGGGCGTAGGCGTACCGTACAGCGTTCGTAGACTGCTCCTGGTAGGGATTGCCCAGGTCCACCCTGAAAACCCCTGAGGCGCCATCGTGGGCGTTCGTAGACCCCACGTACATAAACCTGTCGAACCCCGCCAGCGACTGGCATCCGCCAGTCGGCTGGAACAGTAGCGGGCCGTAGCTGATGTTGCCCGAAGCTTGCAGGTCCCCGACCCTGAAGCCCTTGTCTGTGGCGATGCCGATGAACGTCTCCACGTAGCTGAGGATGGAGCGGATCTGCTCGCCTCTCGGCATGGTCACGTTCACCGTGGGAACCATCACCTCGGTGTTGCTGCCGCTGGCAAACGTGGGTGTCAGACTCCAGATCTGCGACTGAGTCTTGTTGTTGCCTGCCACGTAGATAGCCTGGGGGCCTTCGGTGATCGAAGTCCACTGCCAGGTGGTATCAACAGAAGTGACCGTAGCCGTCGGCAGAGCTGCACCCGTGCCGGTGGGTGCCACCAGATAGATCGAGTTGTCGTAGCCGACGCACAGCCGGTTCTTCACGTACTCAATCACGCCGGTGGTCGGCGCTGTAGTGGGCGCAGCCCAGATCTTCACGCCTGCTGCGGTGTCCACGCCAGCGTAGATACCGTCGGTGGCCACCACGAACCAGGTGGTGCCCATGTTGGCAAGGTTCAGTGCGGTGCCAGCAGAGCCGGTGCTGATCGTGGTGCTGCCCGAGTCGGTGACCTTCTTCAGCACGTTGCCGTCCAGCAGGAACAGGGCGTCGACCCCTGAAGGGTCGACGTATCCCCGAACCTTAGGAACGATAGAGCTGATTGCCATCTTGTTGACAGGCTGTCGCAGCAGCGACGCCTGACCGGAAGACCAGGTGTCCACCCCTAGCGAGTCGTCAAACCTGAGGTCGAACGACCTTACGTACGGGTTGATGACATCGGGGTCTTGGTAGACGATACCGGCACCGGAGGTCCACGAGTTCTGGGATCGCAGCCACCACCCGTAGATGGACTGCTCGCCCGGCTCTGCCGAGGAGTCGAACTGCTGCTTCCGGATCTCTGCCATACCCTCGGTGTACGGCCACTGGTCGCGGGTGGCGGAGAGGAACGGAATGCCGCCCAACGCGTAGTCGAACTGGTAGTCCTGGAGGCTGTACCCTCCAGAGTTGGGCGTGCCGGGCAGGAAGTTCGACAGCTGCCACGGTATCTGCTTGACAATGTCCGGTGCCGGATCGACCATTACAGCTCCCTATACCATCCCTGGACGGTGATCGTAGTGCCGTTCTGAATATGGGTGCCGATCAACTGGTTCGACTTGTAGTTGACCAAGCCGAGCGTGGTCGTACCCGAGTCCGTCGAAGACGTCTCGTACTGACCCATGCAGTTGATGTCGGTGAACCCGCCAGAAGTGTTCACGTTGCTGAACCACACCGTGCCAGCGAACTGCCTCAGGCTCCGGTCGGGATTGGTGGGCGCGTCCACGCGCACCACCGTGCTACCCGAACCGTTACCGGAGAATACGGTGGTGATGTTGAAGAAGATCAGCTTGCCCAGCCGGGTGTAATATCCCTGGTTGCTGGACATCGTGGCGTTCGCGTTCGACCATACCGGCGTGAACGAGGTCCACGTCTGGCCGGTGAGGATCACGTTGGGTGCGCTGATAGATCCGGTCGCGTTCACCGTTCCTGCGGTGATGTTGCTCGGAACCACCAGGTTGCTGGAGACGGTGAGCGTAGCCGTGCCGGTCCGGCTGAGCGTGGTGTCGAGAGCGGCAGAGCCGGTACCCCACAGGATGTCACCCTGCTCGTTGATCTCGATCCGGTCGTTGGTGTCTGCCGACTGCTTCCCCGCCAGATAGTTGCCCGGGAATGGGCGGGTAGAAGTGAAGCCCAGGCTGGCGGTCATCTGGTCGTCCGTCGCCAGCAGCGACGGCCCCTTGCGGTAGAGGTTGGTGTCACTGGCAGCGTTACCCGTGCCCCAGTTCAACGAGCCATCACCGTTCACCTGCACCCTGCTCTGGGTGTCGCCGGTGATGTTGGTCTGCCAGGCAGGGGTTGCGGTGTTGGCAACCCTAGCCAGTGCGCCCTGAGAGAACGTGGGCGTACCCGAGATGGTTGCACCGCCAGCGCCCAGCGTGCCGTTCAACGTACCGCTGTTGATGACAGGGGCTGTCAGCGTCTTGTTGTTGATCGTCTGCACAGACTGGGTGTCCACGAACGACCCGGTGATACCGTGCACGTTAGACGAGGACGCCTCGTGCGTCCTCGAATCCGTGAAGTCGCGGGCGGAAGAGACGTGCCTGACGACAGCCCCAGCGTTGTGAGTGCTGGCCGACGTGCTGTCCACAGCCCTGGTTACGTTGAAGACGGACGGGCCACCGCCAGTCACGTCCACCAGCTCTTCGTTCGCCGAGCCATAGTCGAGCGACAAGGTGAACGGGAAGCTGTTCGGGAAGCCCGAGCTGGACGCCACCTGGATGGTGACGTCCGAGGGTCCGGCAGTCGACTGAAGATTGGTGACTGCCGCAATCGAAGAATAGAACCTAGAGTTAGCCATGGCTCCCCTCAGCCGTTGAAGTTTTGGTAGGAGTCGAACAGACGCTGAAGCCGTGTGCGCTCTTCTGAGAGCCTTTGCTGATACAGGGCCATGTAGTACTTGGACGCGTTGCTGCCAGCCCCTGTAGGGACCAGTGGAGCCCTCTCTGTGGCCTCGATAGCCTGCTGCTGCAAGCGAGCAGACTCGTAGGCGGGGAGCAGGCGCCAGCATGCACCGTAGGTGATGAGGTCGATGTACCTGTCCGGGTATCCGGTAGTGGTGGCGAAGTCGTCCAGGTCGTTGACGAGCACGTTAGGCTTCTTGATGTACTCGACTCGGATGTTCCGGCCGGGCACGATGAAGTCACGCATGATCTGAAGAGACTTGCCGGTCGGGGTTGGGGTCGGGAAGACCTGGCCAGCCGTCGTGCTGGCCGAGGGGTTGAATCGCCACGAGCTCAGCGGGAACCACACGGCCGACGGGCCGATGGTGTTGACCGTCACCTTGTAGACATCCTCGACATCAACCGGCAGCGGGTACTCGTAGCGGGCTGAGATCTTCGGGAACTCGTAGTCGCCGAACACCCACAGATCCGGATAGGTTCCCTGAATGGTGTCGTTGATCGCTTCCTTAACCCGGGTCGTCGGGTACATCGGATCGTCGGTGACGATAGAGTTGACCGAGTGAGCTGCGGCCGTGGTGCCTTCCGCCCCCCGCCCCGCAAGTCCACCCATCACGGTGACCGTCCCGGTAGGACGGTCATACTTCTTCACCAGGATCATCTCGTCATCGATCTCGATGAGACCCCGAGAGATATTGGTCACCGTCTCGGGGTCCACCTGGAACGACGTGTCCGTCGGGGTCATCGAGTTCGTCAGGTACGTGATGGACGCCTGGTCTCTGGTGTAGCCGAGGAGCTGCTGCTTCACTCGTGCCACGATCTGTTCGAATGTCGCAGCCATGAGACTCCTTACGCTAGGCGGGTGGCGGTCATGCCGACCGACACGCCGATGTTTGCAGAGCCGTTACCGTTAGCCCTAACCTGGATGGCGGTAGCACCATCGAGCTCTACGAAGAACTCGTACCGATACGGGACTCCAAGGACTGCCCCACTCGACAGCGTGTGCTGATTGGAGCCAACCCAGAATGATGAGTTGTTTGCGATCGAGGCAGTGCCCTGACCGTAGGCGATGCGGTTGATGTTGATCCGCCA